CTATCATCAACTCTATCAATAAGTTGATTAATTTTACTATATTTGAATCTTCCACCAAATTTATTAATATCTATTGTATTTGAATAAATTTCAAGAGAATCCAATATAGTTGTTCTTAAAGCATTAGAATCACTAACTTGTGAAGTGTTATAATAAACAGTTGAATCAATCTCAACATATAGCATTTTGAGATCAATAATTTCAGAATTTATACCAGCAATAGCGTAATTCTTTAATTTATTTTTAATTTGCTGCTTATCAAAATCAGAAACATAAGTACCATTTTTTGGTTTAATACTGATCTGTACTTTACCAAATTGTGGAGGTGATAATTCTTCTCCACCAACAACAGCAATTGATTCTGTAGCAGGGTAGATTGTCTTTATTATTGCCTCGTAATCCCTTGGTGTAACCGCCCTATACTGTGCGGAATATAGTCTAGGTGACAAATACTTAATAGATGCTATATCCTCGTTCTCTGATCCATTAGCGGCAGATTGAACGGTTGTTATATTTACAACTGCATTTGGTCTGATAGTAGCACCATTGGGTTTAGTAAAGGATCCTTGAAAATCAAAAACACTTGCTCCATTGCTACCTACACCATTACTAACAATGTAACTAACAGTAACAAGATCATCATTTTCTAGTTTTTTACCAAAGAAACCATCTCCAAATAGTATTTCAACCTTTTCATCTTGTATTTCTTGTATCAAATATATCTCAGAGTCCTTATTTAAGTTTAAAATGTTATCTACACCTTTAAACTCTCTACCCATACTACCAACTTGAGAGTTTTGTACGTTTACTTTGATAGTTGATGTATCAATATTCTCATTATCTAAGATAAACTTCTGATCAGAGGGTACTCTAGCAACAAAACTAGATCTTAGAAACGTTCCCTGAGTTACTTCTATAGCAAAATCAGATACTCTATTACCAGAACTATCAGTATATACTTTAGATGTGATTGGATCGGTGATAGAGAACCTATAAGAGGTGTCGTTTGCACTTCCTATACACACTAAACCAGCATTTAATGTAAGATGACTAACTTCGGAGGTAGCATCTTCAATTTGAACTTGAAAACTTATAGATGCTTTTGCCGATGTAACAGATCTAGGGATATATCCAATATTTCTTGCTAAAGAAACTACATTTTCTCTTATAGTTGCTGAGTCTAAGAACGTTTCATTGACTGCTAAGTTGGCATTAAATGCGTTTATATACGTATTATATGCTAGAGTATCAATTAAAACTGAAAAATTAGATCCTTCAAAGTCAAAATCAGTAAAATTTGAGTTTGCTTGAAGATGATTTCGTATTTGAGTCTTAATTTGCCCAAAATCAAGGTCTTGGAATTGTGTATATGGCATTATTTTACCTAGTTGGTTCTAAAATAAAGGTAAATGATTGGCGTGGTAGGGGTATACCAATAATATCGTAGAAAACAATCACTTCAAGAGCATTTATATCAGGTGCTCCAACAATTTCTGTTTCTACATTACCAACTCTGGGTTCATAATTTCGTAAAGTCGTCTTAATTTGATCGTCAATCACCTGTATAGTGCTATTTGTGAACATCTCAAATAGAGAATCACGAATATCAGTACCCAAAAGAGTGTTAAAAAACCTTTCTGTTGGTATTGTTTCTACTAAATTACGTACAGAACGCATAATCGCACGTTCATTCGTTAAAACAGGCAAATCCTTCGTAACAGGATGTGGTACGAAGGACAAACTTATGTCTTTAAATGCTTGAGATGTGCGGTTTTCAGCCATTAAGGAGAAATATTTAGTATTACCTCCTTTTATTTAGACAAGATTTATGAATTTTGTAAAATGGGTGGTCTTTCCTCTCCAAAATCTTGAAATTTAATTTTATTTGTTGGAAATTCTTCGACCCAACCAGTCATAATATACTTATTTCCACCCATTGGAGGGTTTCCACGGTGTGTATGAGTCCATCCAGCAGGAAAAATCACGAATTTTCCCTTTTCTGGCGTAATTCGGCATTGCTGATACAAAAATTCAGTCTCTCCACCTTCAAAATCATCATTTAAGTACATTAAAGTGACTAATTTACGATAAGGGTCTTCTGGATCAGCATCATGATGCCACATATGATACCCTTGAGATGGACGAGTCTTCTGAAACTTACAATATTTAAACTCAAAAGCACGAGTATTCAATATATCGTACTTTTTATAGTAATCACGAACACATGCCAATACAACGGAATGCCAATCGGTTAGAACTCTTGTTATACTTACAGTAAGTTCATCTACACATAGCATATTTTCCAGAGAAACTTGCTCATCAGATACAATATTTCGATTATGTCTAGGACCTACTGCTCCAGCACCAACTAATTGCTCATAATAATCAATTAAAAGATCACAATCAAGATTAGATTGGAACTCAGATATGAAGTTATCATGATGGACACCAAAAAAGGGAGATTCATTCATCTCCCTTGCCCTCTATACTTTTTCTTCGCAGAGTTACGAGACGATGCTGCGTATTTTGTATGCTTTCCCGTTCCTTGTCGAGTCTTCTTCGGAGTTGTCTGGACATATTCACCAGTACCGAATCCACCCATTTTTGTTCTAACTACCATTAGTCATCCTCAATCATTTCAGTTTTTAAAGAAGTTGGATCGGGCACACCACAGTTATAGAACTGCTGTGCCAAATCCTCTGTTTTATCAAAATACTCCTCTTGGGTTAATCCCTTAAAGGCAATCTTACCATCAATTAGAATATTATATTTGGTCATTAGATTACTCGTGTCTTCTCATGACCTACACGAACACGAGGATCACACCAGATTTCAAAACCTGCCTCCTTCGCATCTAGGCAGAACGAAACGTCCTCGCCACACATATCCTGTACTTCGCCACTTTCAAAGACTTGCATCTTAGGAGCGAACCAAGGATACTTCATCTCTTCATGTTCAAATACACCATTCTTAATAAGTAACCATCCAAATCCCGTATAATCGACAGTAAATGGTTTCTTTCTTTTCGAGATGCTTTCGACGGTTTCGTGATTCATTACACCACCATTAGTTCTGAAATCATCTTCTTCAAGCCAGTGTGCTACCGAGGTGGTTTTGCCGTCTTCTGTAGCATACCAACCAGCAGCAAGATCCTTATCCATCAGAACGATCTGCCAAAACTTCTCAGTGTTGAATACAATATCACTATCAATCCATAACTGATAATCATACTGTAACTTACCGTCCCAAGGTTTTTGATCAGGTCCTCTGAGGACATTTGCTCCTAAACACTTACAACGAGCAAAGTTGACCATTGATGAGTAATCCTGTGAGATTTGGATACTTGCTCCATTCTGTACCAGATCAAAGCATAGCTGTACAAAACTCTTTAAAAATGTATATGAGACTCCTCTACCAGGTAAACAGAATACTACTGTCTTACCTTTAATAAGTTCTCGTGCTTTATCAAAATCCCATTCTGCTTCTTTTTTTACCACAGGGGATTTCGCTTTAACTGTAAATCCTTTTGCCATAACCTACGTAATGTTATACCAATATTATATCAGTATATGTAGGTTTAGTCAACTTAAATTATAAGGTAGTGATATCAGTAACTTGCATCTTCTGTTATATCTGTATCGTATTCTATTTCTTCGTATGTTAGTTCATCCCTAAAGTATGATTGATATATTCTTCCCCATATCAATTTAAATTCATACTCATCAAGATCCTTGAAGAGACACTCTCCTCTTAGATAGATGTGATACGTACTAACCTTCTGTGATAATGAGTTCATCGCCATCTGTTTTAAAACATAATTCTGTATCCTCAAACCAACCCTGATCATTAATTATCCATTCAGGGATCCTTACATAATATTCACCAGATACTGTATCAACTTCTATAGGGCGTTTCTCATCAGGATTATTTTTTTGCATTCTGTGGATTATCACTTTCCATTATATATCACTTTTGAATTATTAGCAAGTCAACCCTGTGGGGATTTTTTAACAGCGAAAAAAAATTTGAGTTTCATTGAGATATTGTTCTCGCTTCCGTAACACTTTGTAGGTTAGGGTAGTTAGTCGTTTTTCAACGGGGGCGGGGGGCGGCAACGCCCACACGGGGGCACTGCCAATACACGAACCCATAAGGGGTGCGGATCACCGCACATCACCCAAGGCAGTGGCAACTGTGTTAGAGGTGATGCCGTTATTAGAGGCACAGCGTACTCTGCTGCTGCCACCCTTAATGCGGTTAACCCACTTATTACGCTGTGAACCGTGTGCGGTTCTTAGGCGTGTTACCTTCCAAACTCTACCGTTGATTTCTACCTCAGTGGTAGGAACTGTTAAACCGAAGGGAGTTGTGTTCATAACGAATTTGTTTGGTATATACGTATATTACACGAAAATGCCCCCATTTACGGGGGCAGTGTGTAGGTTTATCAACTGGCACTAATGCCGATCTGATACGTTCCAAGTACCGAAATTAGAAGGGGCGGGGCGTAACCCCATACGCACTTCGTGATCGATCCGTGCCTGAAGCATTTCCTTTGCTACCATGTGTTCGCAGAATTGAACCATGTTTGGTGAGCAGTAGTAACCGTTTCCAGTGATGAGTGTTTTGTTTTTCATACTCTTAGTATAGCAAATAAAGGGGCAATTAGAAGGGGGAAATGTTAAAAGATTATGAAGCATCTTCAAACATCATTCGTGCGGTTCTTTCTATGTGTTGAACCGTACCCACTGAGAATGAGCATAATTCTTCCATCATCTCAGGGGTTAATTTGTTGTGAACACGAAATTGCTCCCATGCCTCTTCAAAACAGGTTTCCATTAATGCTTCGTTGTGTATGCTGCTCATTTGAATGATTGCTTATTACTCCTTTATTATAAGCAATAAAAAACCCCCTGTGAAGGGGGAAAGTGCCAGTTTAAATATTGGCACATATAGAATCAAAATACTCTTGGGGTTGCTCTTTTCCTATTACGCCATCAAACCACTTGTTGATATGGCGGGATGTGGTAGCACTCCATTTTGTGGAGGTACGAAAATAATCGTAAGAGCGAGTTTGGCAAGCAACAGGAGTGTTATAAGAGAAGAAAACCTGTGTGCCATCAGCGAAAGTTACTTGTGTTTGGTTTGAACCGAGGATGCTTAGTTTCATTTGAATGAAATTTGTTTGCTTGTGTTTAGTATAGCAGATTTGCGGTTGGCAAATCTTTAGAAATCATTTAGAATAGAAGTTCTTCTCAAACGTGCTGCCCAAAGATTAGGATCATTGGCAATATCGTAATGAGTAACCTCCTTTTTAGGATACTCTTCAATCTCATCATAAACGGGATCAGAGCAAAGGGCATCATAAATTTCCTGTGAAAGGGTAATCATTGGAGATCCTTCTAAAATAAACATGTGGTGGTAAAAAGAATTATACTAAGGATGGCAAGGGCGTTACGCTCCTCTCTCACATCCTTAACATTTTGAAACGCATCAAAGATTTGTGCCTTTGTGCTTTTGAGTGTGATTGGTTTCATTTAAAAATCAGTTGATGAATTCAGGTACTCATCCAAATAATCTGTTTGCTCTCTGGTTAAGTTATCATTAATCGCATCTTCCATAAGTGCTTCAATAGCATCATCAGAAGTGAGATCAAAAAGAGAAGGATCAAGATTCATTGTTTTGTACCTGTTAATATGAATTGTAGCAACTGAGAAAGCAGTTGCCACTTTTTGTATGCCAGTATTACAACTGGCATATCTTATCCCAAAGGGCATCAAATTCAGGTGATTCTGAAATAGGGGCATCCAATGCTGCGGTTTCTGAAAACAACTCTGTGAGGATTGCTTGCTCTTCAGAAGTGATTTGAAGTGTTTTGTTCATTGCTTTGAAGTTGAACTTAAGTTAATTGTAGCATGTAAGGGGGCGTTGTAACCCCCTCAAATCTTAATTAAAGATAAAGTTTGTTGCCCAATCGGGTAAACCCCATCCTCCCACGTTAAATTCCTTACGGTACAGAAGGCGTTGATAGATTTTGATAATCTCATTAAACTCAAGGATTGTGAGATCATCCCCACACCACTCCTCAAGGTAATCAATGTTTGAGGTATCAGGGTTCCCATCTATGAAAGTTGGGCAACTGGCAAAATCTCCATCAGGTGTGATCCAGAAATGCCTACCAAGTAATTCAGAAGCGATCATTTTGAAATGATGTTTGTGTATAATATTAATGATAAACCCCCACTCCGAAGAATGGGGGTTTTGTGTGCCAGTTTAAAAATTGGTTCTTACGTTGCGATTGTAGATGCTTCTCATGGTTTGTAAGATCTCATCACAGTTGAAGGTTTCCTCATCATCAGATGCTCCGCATTTTGGATCATAATCAACCCAATCCTCCATTGGATCGCCACCCTCATTAACCTCCCTTAGCGTGATATAATCAAGATTTGGGTGGTATTGTACTTGTAAGTTGTAAGGAAGTTTGTTGGCAGTTTCTTCAAAGTGGAAAATCATTTTGTAATGGTTTTTTGGGTATGCCCTATCCTAAGCGAGCACAAGCAGAAATCAACAAATTTGTACCAGTTAAAATATTGGCACAAGATAGGGTGATTTTTGAGAATGAGGAATTATAATAAGAATACAACAAGAGGAGGTGCGGGGTAGCACTGATGATGAAAATCTTCGCCACCGATGCTGCGATGAATTATTTTTAGTAACAAATATTAATGCCTATGTGCCAGTTCACAAAGTGGCATACTGCCTATTGCCATGAGGTTGTCAAGTACCCTTGTGCCACTTCGCAAACTGTCACATGCTGTGTTGCCAATGCTATCAGATCTGCTATAATAGGGACAGTCTGATGAGTGGCATAGGTATGCCCTGTGCCAATATGCGAAGCGTCACATTATGTGTGGCGTATTATGAGCATGCATGGTATAATGTACTCATGCATAGTGCCTATGTGCTAGGCGTTCATATCTAGATGATGTATCATGACGTGCATAGTTCTCGTCTAGATCTAGTACGTCATTATATGATGTGTAGTATATCTCGTCGAGATGTAAATCTAGTTGCGAATCTAGTTGTTGATACATGAGAGAATCTAGTCGAGATTAATCTAGTTGATGTCTGTATTATAGCACGAAGATCTAGTTGTGTCAACACGAAAATCTAGTTCATAAAACACGAAGATCTAGTTGAGTTTTCTGTGTCCTTATGAGAAAATTTCGCCCCTGTGGGTTGACAAAAATCGCTCTGCATGGTACGCTCGCTTAGTCCA